CTTACCTGTTCATTTGAGTTTCGACTTCGGCGTGAACGACCCCACTGCGATTATATGGATTCAACCAAACGGAAAGGAGTATAGAATAATTGATTACTATGAATCTTCGGACGCTAATATTGACCACTTTGTACAAGTTATACGGAGCAAGCCCTACCGCACGCCAGCACTATGTACGGGTGACCCAGCTGGTAATGCAAGAGCCATCGTTACAGGCACTTCTCCGATTGAAGAATATTCAAAGCACCAAATTAACATACGAACAAAAGCAGGCGTTACAATACCTGAACAAATACGTCTTACCCACAGATACATGCCCAGCTTATTTGTATCAAGACGACTTGAACGATTCCGAGACTGTCTTATCAATTATCGATACCCGGATAAGTCCACAGGACTGGTGAACCAGTCAAACGAAATTCCAATACATGACGAATACTCACATGCTATGCGTGCTTTAGAATATTACTTTACAAACGTAGACTCTGGGGTGGGAACCCAGACATACGAACAATTATTAGCAAAGTTTCCCAGACAGGAGCTATTCGACAAATATGGAATTTCAAATCTCTGAACGTTCCCCTATAAACCGCATGAATGAAAAGGATATGCGGACGTTAATAGGTTGGATCATAGACAACAGGCCGGTCATGGTGGCTGATATCTTAATGGACAAGAAGCCATACATTCGCGACTTGGAACTGTTCATACGGGATAACCCCGACTGTATATGTGCCTTGGGACTTAAAATATCGGGCGGTGTTGTACAGGTTTTAGACTTTACTGTCACTAAAAAGTACCTCAACAAGCGTTAGACGCATACAGGTTGTATAATATACAAGATGCCTAAAAAGAAACTAAAAGTAATAGATGTAACCACGAAGGATGCGGATAAACTTTTAGATCAGGCGCACGATCATGTTAAATCCTCGAAAGACTACATGGCTAAAAGGCGTGAAGAATGGGACGAACTCGAAGCCATGTTGATAGTCAAATTAAGGGACGACTTATCTGCAAGCGCCAGTTCCAAAGTGTTTGATCCAAGACTTTCCACTGTCGTATATGAGCGTTCTGCTCGTGTTATGGCCCAACTACCAAAAGGTAAAGCATATGCAACTTCAAAAGACGATATCGGTAAGACGATTCTCATGAACCTCTTACTTGATTACTACACCAAGAATGCAAACGAGGGACGAAGGTTTGTAACTAAACTACGTCTTATGGACTTGTACTCTCTTGTATATGGTTCTATGTTTGCTTTGGTTCCGTGGAGAGTAGACGCAAGACGTAACTACATGGGGCCGGAACTTACCCTACTTGGAATACGCGACTCTCTTCCGCAACCTAACAAGACAGTAAACGATGCTGACTGGTTTGTTTCAAGAAATGTTGTCACGCTCCAATGGCTACAGGAACAAGCTAAAAATGCGCCAGACGTGTGGAAGAATGTTGGGGAGTTGTCAAAAGACATAGGTGCGGGGGATACGGAGTTTCAATCCGACAAAGATACAAGAAGCGAGATAGACTTGGAATATTATCCAACAGTCGTATCAGACGTGGTCTTTCCACAGGTTGAAACTTATACCGAATACCACAAAGATAAGTGGATTACCTGGACGCCTAGGAGAGTTAACTCAAAGACTTCCAAACCATATATCTTACGTGTTGTTGAAACCCCCTACCCCAATGGAATGCTTCCCGTGGTTGTTAAAGATGCTTTTCCTCTTTTGAATAGTCCTATTGGGATTGGTGAGTTCGCACGCGGTAAGACACTTCAGTACGCTATCAATTCTTTGATTAACCTATACTTGGACGGGGTGAAGTTTAGTATCTTCCCGCCGCTTCATATAAACCCAGACGGCGTTGTTCCGTCTTCGCTTAAATGGGGTGCCGGTGAGAAGTGGTTTATGAATAATCCCAATAGGGACGTTCAGCCCATGATTATATCCCCGCAAGGACTTAACACGTTTGAATCCACTTATTCATTCCTTGTTAATTCAATGACAAACCAAAGCGGTACAACAGATGTTATGACACAACAGACTGCTGCTTTCACTCTCGGCAAGACACCTGCTGCGGTACAGGCAAGACAGATGCAACAGAGTGCTAGAGATGAGTGGGACAAGTTTATGATGGACGAAACAATAAGTGAAATATACGAAAGATGGATTGCGCTTACCGTAGAAAAGCAGGAAACCGCCGTGGAACTTCGCTTGTTTGGTTCTGAAATAGAAGACTTGAAACAAACCTACCCCGATGTTACTGAAATGTTTGATAGTGGTAAACGCGGAAAGGTATCCGTAAGTCGCAATATGTTGGACGAAAAATACGACTTTGTACTTGAACCGGGTTCTACCTATATGGTTGACGAGCAGGCTGAAAAGGACAAGGTTACCCAAGTATTAAAAGCTGTTATCGAAAACCCACAGATAGTAGAAGCTGTTAGGGCGCAGGGTAAGGACGTGAATATAGCCGAACTGTTCAAGAGATGGCTTGCTACAAACATTAAAGACTACGACAAGATAATCATTGATCAGCAACCCACGATGGAACAACCGCAAGGAATGTCCCAGGAAATGCCACAACAGGTACCACAAGAAATGCCGCAGGGGGACTTGGGAAACATACCGCAATTCAATGATCCCGAAATACAGCAAATAGTGGAACAAGTTACAGCTATGATGGGGGGAGTTCCGATTGCACAGTAAGATGGAAGCAGAACAAGCCCTACCCTACGAGCCTGATTACATTCAGGACATAATACGCGAGTCGTCCGAAACAATCGATCCCGGCGAACACGCGGATAAGGTGCTTGCCGAACTAGCCGTGTCAGACGCTTGGAAAATCCTAAAGAAATACATACTAAACAAACGCAACCGACTCATGGACTTAACACGTGAGTCGGTGCGTAGCGATAGGTTCGACTTACAAGCTACGGGATTTAGATACCTTATATTCGATCAGATAGATGGCTTCGCACAGGATATAATAAGCCGTGTTGAAAACGTTGCCAAAATTAAAAGACTAACCAATGAAGCCGCTACCACCGAACAGCGACAAGAAGTTCTGGGGTGATAATGAAGTTCTATCTTTCGAAAAGACCAAGACGTCACCACCAGATAAGCATTATTTTGAATGGCAAGGGCCTTATGCTGTTTGCGTAACCTGTCCTAATAAACACACCGTACCCATTAACCCAGCAACTATGGACATAATAGACGGTGAAATTGTCATCAAGGACTAACGTGTGCTAAAATATATCCAGTACATACTTGGAGCGCCCTGCCAAAGTGGGTCGTAAACGTATGCAAATTAAAAAAACAAAAGCTGTAAGCAATGATGAGGAACTTACCAAGTTAGAAGCGACACTAGACGCTACTAATACGGAAGAACAAATCGTTGATAAGGTTGAGCCAACAACCGAGTCGGATTCGGCACCCGCAAAACCAAACCTTGTTACGGAAGAACCCGTAGTGGAAACTAGTACCACTGACGAGGAACTTACCGATGACGAGTTATCCAAAGTATCTGACAGAGCGCAGAGGCGAATCAGAGAACTTGTTGCCAAAGTCAAGGCACTTGAAAATTCACGCCCAGAACCTGTAGTGGATATGGGAAGTGTTGAACCTAAAGGTGACGACATGAAGCTACCTTGGGAACTGCCGAAGGCAGATGGGGATTACGAAGCTTACTTACGGGAAGTCGCAAGGACTACCGCAAAGGAAACTTTTAACGAATCCTGGAAAATGAACAAGGAAGCAGAACGGAACGTGCGGATAATGGATTCATTGTCCAAGGACATTGAACTTGTTAGAAGCAGGTATCCCGAACTAAACGAAACGTCACCGCAGTACAACGCCGAACTTACCACAAGGGTAGCGAATTGGTATAAACCCCAATTTGAGAAGTTCAAGAGTGAGGGCAAGTATGCTAGGTTTGACGCATTCGTAGACGACTTAATGTCTTTACGAAGTCAGGGGGTTGAACGCGGTAGGCAAGAAGTACAATCCCGTGTTGCGAAACAAGCTGCAGAACAAACCTTACCTACTTCTACGGGGGTTGAAGCCAAGGAAGTGAGTGTAGAAGACTTGATAAAAGGCGCCAAGAATATCCGAGAGCTTGAAGCGTACGAAAAACAGATAAGAGGATAAGTAGCTACGGATAGTCTTATAAAGATAACCGTACCTAGTAATAGGTGCGGCTTTTTTTGTTCAAGAAAAGAGGTGAAAACAAATGGCAGTAACAACTACAAGTATATTGGCTCAACCAGTTGCAGCTTACTACGAAAAGCGTTTCTTAATGAGAAGCGAGGAAAACTTTGTTTGGAAGCAGCTCGGTACACCAGGTAGAGTTCCTAAAGGCGAGGGTAAAACAGTAGTCTGGAATAGAATGACTAACCCCGCAGTTAAGACAGCTCTTACAGAAGGTACCGATCCTACACCATCAGGACTTTCCGCGACTCTGGTTTCCGCAACCGTGGCTCAATTCGGTAACTTCGAACAGGTATCAGATATCCTCGAACTAACCGCTATCGATTCACTCGTTAAGGAAGTCATGGACGTTTTGGCTTATGAAGCAGCTTTGTCTATCGACACAGCAGTCATAGCCGCAGTATCCGCAGGTGGTACAGCTTTAATCGCGTCTGGCGTTGTGGCAAGAAACTCTCTTGTCGCAGCTAACACGATTACAGTCGCTGACTTGAGAAAAGCTAAAAGAAACTTGGAAAGGTTTGCAGCTCAACCCCACACAAAGGATAGATACGTTGCAGTCGCCCACCCCGATGTCATTTATGACTTGGAGGGAGACTCTAACTGGACTAACGCCCATATCTATACTGAAAAGGGAATAGACGCGGTCTACAATGGAGAAGCCGGAGAACTCTACGGAACACGATTTATCATGTCCCAGAAAGCTCCTGTTTTGACCAATTCAGGTTCCGCAAATGCTGAAGTCTATCAGACATTTATCATGGGTAAGGATTTCTTCGGTGTATCAGACTTACAAAACCTGACTACATACGTTGACTCACCAAGCCCACGTTCAGCGTTAAGACTCTACAGCGATATCGGCTGGAAAGCCTCGTTCGCAACCAAGGTTCTTAACGATTCCTTCGGAATCCGTTATGAGTCTGGCGCTACGGCTTAACAGATATTCATGGGGGGCCACAAGCCCCCTGTGATATAATCCTTATATGATAATTCCGAACACACAACGCGTACTTATCAAACCCCTTTTACTGGACAAACTTCAATCAGGCATAGTCTTATCTTCGCAAATAGAAGCGGGGGAAAACCTTATGTTTGGTGAAGTTTTACATGGTGGGGATACCAAGTTTGCCAAAGGACAGCTTGTTTACTTTTCCAAGTATTCTGCGGTGAACGTAATAGACTTCAAATCAGTCTATGACGGAACCAAGGACTTATCGGAAGCACAGAAGGAAAGCATGATTATATGTGCCTCTGATGACGTGATGGCATATGACGATAGCGCGATTTCAGAAGTTGCTTAAAAAGATAGACGCAAGACTACGAATACGACTAAAGTCGGGCCGCGATGCTGCGGGTATATTCTTCGGTGATACCGGGAACCTCGGATATATATGCAGGATATCCAAGGGCGAACTTCAACTGGACGGCATGCGACTTTACACGCCCGATCCGGAAAATCCTTTCAAAATGAAACGTGGCCACATATTAAAGCGTGGCAGAATATCAGTAACAAATTTACTTCGTAAATATAGGTGGATAACCAAACATAAGCAGATGAGTATGCTTCGATGGGGAATTGATTATCCAGATGACGAAGTGAGGGGTTTGAGCTATGGACACAAAGAATGAACCTTTAATTACAGTTATCACAGCTACGCATAACAGAAGTAAGTTGCTTAAAAAGGCTATTGAGTCCGTGCTTAACCAAACCGTAAAGGACTTTGAATATGTCATTGTTGACGATGCTTCGACTGATAATACAAAGGAAGTCGTTAAGAAGTATAAACGCAAGGACAAAAGGATACGCTACATACTTAATAAGCAAAACCCTGCGAAAACGCACTGTAGGCCGTTAAACGTAGGAATTAAAGAAGCCCGCGGTAAGTACATTTGTTACCTAGATGACGACAACGAATACTATCCATATCACCTGGAGGTGTTGATTAAAGCCTTTGACGATCCCAAACTAGATGTTGCCTACTGCGATATGATGGTTGAAGACGAACAAGGTAACCAGGCACACGGTATATTCAAGGACTTCGATCACCAATTTTTAATGATACGAAACTTCATAGATACGTCAGAAGTCATGCATAAACGCGATGCGGTATTTGCTGTAGGTGGTTGGGACGAGAAGGTTACACGCTTCACCGATTGGAACTTGTGGATAAGAATGTGCAAGTGGGGTGCGAAGTTTAAGCGCGTTCCTATTGTTGCCTTAAAGTATTTCGCTCATGGTGGGGATACTCAAAGCAAACGTACCGAGGTGGAAAGTTGGTTTGATAGAGAGCTTGGTATAACAATGTTCAAACCACCATTTGATCCGGTAGGCGATTTCATATTCCGCCCATATCTGGGTGAACGCAAAGAGGAAACAGAACCCAAGGTAGCTATATTTACCCTTACATACCAAAGAATTGACTACACGAAGCGCATGCATAAGTCCATGACGTTATCCGCAGACTATCCTTTTGACTGGTGGGTGTTCGATCAGGGTAGTGGGGACGGCACAGAGAGTTGGCTCATGGACGATATAAAACCTAGGTTTGTGTGGTGCAACGGTTCGAACGCCGGAATAACAAAAGGTTCCAATTACTTAATAGATAAAATCAAACACCAGGATTACCAGATAATAGTTAAGGTTGATAATGACTGCGAGTTTCTAACCCACGGTTGGCTTCACACGTTGGTGGATTTGTGGAAACGTAACCACAAGCTTTACATGTCGCCCTACCCGGAGGGTTTAGTACACAACCCCGGCGGTGCGCAACGTATAGGATATTCATATATCGGGCCATACTTTATCGAGGTTACACAGCACATAGGAGGACTCTGTGCTTTCATTGACGCAAGAGCCTACGATGATTTCAGATGGGACGATCAGTTTAAGCACGGCAATCAAGATGGCGAAGCTTCCAGAGCATTTAGACTAGATGATTACATGCCTTGTTATATTCAACTACATAGACTTTGGCACATAGACACCACAGCAGGACAGGCACTTAACTATCCAGAATACTTCGAACGTAGAAAGTTAGAAAAGACGGAGGTGGCGTAATGTATAAAGGACTATCGGTATTTAACGAAAGTGCGGAGTGGGGTATTCAGGAAGTAAACCAAACAAAGACTGCAATTATATTTGGTATAAGATCTGGTACTTCCATGGTTGCTGAAATGGTGAAGACTCTTGGATTTTATATGGGCGAGGGGTTTCAGGCAGGCAACGAAGATAATCCTAGGGGATACTTCGAAGATGCACAGGTATCAGGTGCTGCAAAGTCTTTAGCCGATTCAATAAAGGCCAACAACATACATAACGTACCCGATGAGGAAAAGGTAAGCAAGGTGCCGTTCAAGGCTATTAGAGAGCTTAAACTTGCTTTAGACGACATATCCAGGGGCAGGGAACTGTGGGGATTTAAGCGTCCCGGACTTCTCTGGTACATAGACATTATCGACTTACTTGTTCCGAATCCCTACTACATACTTTGCACGAGGGATAGAAGACACGTTGCTGATTCTATTCAGAAGCACGAACGCGGTGTAACAAACAAGACGGATTACGCCAAGTTTGTTAATTCCTATTTCGACTTTGCACTAAAAGCACTGAATAGGCGCAAT